ACCCCCTGGCACGGCCTGGGCAAGCAGGTCTCCGCTGACCTGACTCCGGACCAGGTCCTGGACGAGGCAGGCCTCAACTGGACCGTGGACAAGGTCCCGGCCTATGCCACCATCGCCGGCAAGCGGACCGCTGTCGGTTGGTCGGCCCTGGTCCGCTCTGAGGACAACAAGGTCCTGGACGTGGTCTCCGACGACTGGAACCCGGTGCAGAATGCCGACGCCTTCGAGTTCTTCAACGACTTTATCGCCGAGGGCGGCATGGAGATGCACACCGCTGGCTCGCTCCGTGGCGGTCAGATCGTGTGGGCCCTGGCCAAGGTCAAGGACTCCTTCGAGCTGTTCGGTGGTGACCGTGTGGACTCCTACCTGCACTTCACCAACTTCCATAAGTACGGCTGCTCGACCGACGTGCGGTTCACCCCGATCCGTGTGGTCTGCAACAACACCCTGACTCTCTCGCTCAATACCAAGGTCGAGCGGATGGTCAAGATCAGCCACCGCCGTGAGTTCGACGGCGACAACGTCAAGCTGATGCTCGGCATCGCCGCTGAGAAGCTCGCCAAGTACAAGTCCATGGCCAAGTACCTCGGCTCCAAGCGCTACAGCGCCGAGTCCATGGTGGACTACTTCAAGACCGTGTTCCCGGTCGCTGGTCCGGTCAACGCCAAGAAGGAGATCAGCAAGTCCGCCAAGACGGCCATGGGTGTCCTCGACACTCAACCGGGTGCCGAATTCGCTCGCGGTAGCTTCTGGCAGCTGTTCAACACCGTCACCTATCTGACGGATCACCTGGCCGGTAAGACGGTCGACACCCGACTGCAGTCGGCCTGGTACGGGCCCAACAAGATCCTCAAGACCAAGGCGCTTGAGACTGCTCTTGAAATGGCGGAGGCTGCATGAACCAGTCCTTTACCAGTTGGTGGATTGACAACTATATTGGATGGGGACAGTTTCGTTCCCCACCTACCGGACCGATGCCTGTTCAAAAGGAGCAAAACAATGAAGACCGTGGTCTATCAGAACAAGACGTTCACTGACTACGCAGTCGACGAGAATGGTAATGTCTGGTCCTTCAAGCGGGACCAACCAAAGAAGATTGTTCCAAACCTATCTGGCACGTGTAGGTACCCTACCGTAGGTCTTCGGATGGACGGTCGACCCGTGTATGCTACAGTGCATCGGATTGTAGCAGAGACTCTAATCCCTCGTCGTCGACCCAAGGAGTTCAGGCCTGCAACCTGGAAGGGCCTGAACGATGCCGAGAGGGCTCTTGTGTACCAAGCCTACGAGGTCAACCACATTGACCACGACACGACCAACTACCACCCTTCTAACCTGGAGTGGATCTCCCGGCGGAAGAATCTTGACAAGCGCAATGCCCATTACTATTCTGTAAATTGAGGAGATAGAACAATGTCATACACTCAAGTTGAACTTCGCTTTTCTGTCTACGACTCCAAGAAGGAGGAAGTACAGGAAGATTTCAATCTTTTGTTCAACCTCCATGACGAGTCTCTTGGCACCATCTTTGAGAAGTTCGAGGTGATGCTGACCGCCATGGGCTTTGTCCTGGATGGCAAGGAACTCCGACTGGAGGAAAAGGAGGAGACTGAGTACCAAGCCGGAACTCTTCTTGTCGAGGACTTCGGTCACACAGCACCTCATTTTGGAGATACAATGGCCACCACATTTACTACCATTCCTGGAGGTAAGTCCTAACCATGGCAGCTCGTCTCCCAGCCGCTCTCCGAGCAAAGGCCAACGAAAAGAAGTCTCGTGCTGGTCGAGCCTCTGAGTACATGCTCACGCTCAAGCAGATGGGAGACGAGCCCACTTTCTCTCCGCTTGTTGAACTTGACGACGAGCAGTACTCTGGCGCACTTCGGTGGTACAATGCGGTCTGTTCCAAGGAAGATGCTCGAGAGTATGCAGAAAAATATCTTCGCCAACTCGGTCGAGTCGAGGACGCCAAGCGCCTCAAGCGGGTGCCTGACGCTTGGTTCCCTCCCCATATCGGCTGGATCGGCCGAATGGCGACTCGTGGTGTCAAGCTCAAGCAGCGCTCTCTGGAGGCTTTCGAGACTCGACTGCAGGAAGCCTTTACAAAGATCCCAGAGGACGAGAAGCCTGCGACCGCCAAGGTTGCTGTAAGTGTCCAGGACCGTGTGGCCGAAAAGGCTTCCGAGCTCATGTACGAGCTAGAAAAGATGGTGGACGACCATGGCTATCAGTCCACGTTCTCTGTCTACGACTGGCTGACCAAGAAGCAGGTCTCTGCGGCACTGGTTCCTCATATGATTCGACACTTCAAGCCAATTGCAGACGAGGCGCTTGAGCTCATCAGTCCTAACTGTGACCCTCAGCTGAAGGAGGGATACAGAAACTACAGTAAGGCTCATTGCAAGACCATGGCAAGTTACTATCAGAAGCTCATGGCGGATTTTGATCGGTACCTCGGTAACGTCAAGAAGCAGAGGGCGCCTCGAGTAAAGAAAGCGGTGACACCCGACAAGAAGCTCAAGAACTTTAAGTTTCAAAAGGAGAGCAAGGAACTTCGTCTGGTGTCCATTAATCCAGAGAAGCTGTTTGATGCCGATGAGCTCTGGACGCTAAATACAAAGTATAAGGTGCTTACAGTCATTCGAAAGGTCGAAGGCCACTCTCTAGACGTGTCAGGGTCGTCGTTCAAGAACTACGATGAAGCCAAGAGCAAGTCGTATCGCTTGGGTCGTAAGTTTGAGTCGACCATCGAGGAAGTTACCAAAGCCGGTAAGAGGGCGCTCGGCAAGTTGGTCGACAAGCTCAAGGAGACCACACTGCAGTCCAGGTCCAACGAGAACACAATCCTACTGAAGGTGAACTGATATGATGAACAACGAGACTGATGAAGTCGGCTACCGGATCATTGACGGTAGGCGGGTGCCTCTTGCTCAATACGTGACCGAAGCACGCTATGGTCGTGAGGGCACTCGACTTGATGCATCCTACGGCTATAAGAAGCGAGTCAAGATGCATGACGGTACTCGGGAACTCTGCACGGTGTATGTCATGCGAGGGCTGAACGTGATCAAGGAGCGGTACGCAACGGTCTCTCGACCAAGTTCAGATCGACTTGTGGCTTTTCGGTGTTTTCGGTTGACACGGGACTGATCCAGGTATATAAACAATGAGTTCGCGCCGTTAGCTCAGCTGGATAGAGCATCTGATTTCTACTCAGAGGGTCGGGAGTTCGAATCTCTCACGGCGCGCCAAACTTAACACCAACAATGAGAACCATGATGTCTCTCTTTATTCTGTGTGTCCTTGTTGGTATCCTTGCCCACCATGCAGCATTGCTTCTCACTGGGTACATTGTTGTGTCACACGACCAGTTTGATGACTTTGTCGGTGACCTACTGAATGTTATCTACGTCGGTTCAGCCATGGTGATAGCGTCTTACTTGCTACTCGGTAGTGCTTCTGTTCTTCTTACTACCTTTGCTACGATCCTGTTCTTTACTATTGCTCGTGTAGACCTTGAAGCGACACATGAGATCATGCAACAGGATGATGATTAAGTTTTGGAGGGTTGGTGTAATAGCAGCACGGGCAGCTCATAACTGTTAAGGAAGGGGAGCATAACCTCTACCCTCTACCAATCTCAAATAGGAGACACAATGTCCATCCACATGTTTGTCGTAGCGGTGTTCATGCTTGCGGGCGAACCTCGGACCATTCGACTCGAGACGCCCAGCATCACTACATGCATTGCAGACACACTGACCGTTGAAGCGACCCTGACAGCTCTTGGTGCTCGAGTTGCAACCACATTTTGTATGATCGAGGTACAACGATGAAAGCCCATATCGGACCGTATACCAGGCGGATTGGACCTTACCAGCTGGCGGAGAAGATCCTCTTCTGGAAAGACAAGTATCATCCAGATCCTGAGACAGCCGAAAAGCACAGTGAACAGATCCATGCGTTCGGTAATTTGCTATCAGGTACCAACGAAAAGCCTTCTCTTCTCTTGCGCTTCTGTGAATGGATTCATTCCAAGCAGAAGCGCAAGGTGAACATCTACATTGATAACTATGACTGCTGGTCTGCCGATACCACGCTGGCAATGATCATCCATCCTGTTCTTGTCAAGCTTAAAGAAAACAAGCACGGTGCACCTCACGTCGACGATAGGGATGTTCCAATAGAGCTTCGGTCTACCTCTGCTCCAGCGCTGACCGAAGAACAAAAGAACTGTGGCACCACCGATGAGAATTGGTTCAAGCGTTGGGACTATATTCTCAATGAAATGATCTGGACCTTTGAACAGCATGCCAACCCAGATTGGGAATCACAATACAATTCCGGTGAGATTGACTTCAAGTCGGTCAAGCTTGAAGGTTTTGAACTCTATCAGCTTGAGACGGGTCCTAACCATACGTTCAAGTCCGATCGCAAGGGTATCAACAAGCACCGTGCACGGATGAAGAACGGCCGTCGCCTATTTGCCAAGTATTACGAAAGCTTTTGGGATTGATGATGATTCAAGAAAAGGTTAAGAACTTTAGCTCTGAGATCTACACCATGATCAAGAACCACGACATGGACTTCATCGACGCGGTCGTGCACTGGTGTGATGTCAATTCGGTCGACGTAGAGTTTGCGGCATCTCTAGTCAAGACAGACCCCAACATCTTACACGAGATTCAATTGGACGCTGAGTCGCTCAACTATCTGAAGCGGACAGCTCGGCTACCGATATAGCTCGAGCTCTACGGGTCTCCCAGGCCTTCTTCGCAGCCTCCGGACCGCGCGGTATACCCCTCCTTCCTATTCTAGCTCGAGCTTCTTCTGTAAGATTCATAGGACCGTTCTTGTAACCTGGTTTTCTGGGGTTTTTTTGAGGACCTCGCGGTCCTTTCTTACCTCTGAGTTTTGCTCTGGTTTCCTCTTTCATAGGAGGAAACTTACGTCCAAGGTTGGTCGCACCCCCTTGACCTTCTTCTAGTGTCAAGTTAGCCCAATCTTTAGACTCTACTATGTTCCAGAATTCGGAATAGTACAGGGCTACACGCTTAAACTCTTCTTTATCTTCTGTCTGGAATAGAATGTGTGTAGTTAAATCTGTACCATGCGCTTTCAGATGGCGCACCCACAACTTACCCGAGCCATGATAGCGATACGGGTCTCCGGATGTCTTACCTAGGTACTGTATTCCGGTTTTGTTGTGGATCTTGTGATATAAGTATATCATGCTGGTTTTCCTTACCGAGACTAGAGTAGGTGGGACTGCCATCCGCGACCTACACTTCTATTTATAGAAGGAGACACTTTCATGACGCTGACACCCTTTGCGGTGTATGTGGACTACCTTGCCCTGAAGAATCACTTCAACACCGACTGGTACGACTACATCAAGTACGGGGGTAAGACCAAGGCCAATCTAGACTCCTTTCAGTCTAGAAAGGATAGGGTGTTCTTTGAGAAGTTGGCCAAGCACCGGGACCCACACGGACTCATGCTTGCCAACTTCATCAAGACGCCAAAGGTGTGGGCCCGAGATCTGGCGTACTCGGAAGAGTCTGAACAGAACTATATGAAATGGCTAAAGCGAACTCAGGCCCTCACCAACACCGTCCGCTCGGAACTCTCAAGGCTTGACGAGCAGTTTGACTCCAACTTCATAGTCGAGGACGGACAACACCCCACCCTGCTCAGACTTTACTGTGCAAGTGAGGTCTCACCGGAGACACTGTGCGCTCTTGTGGACATCACTAAGTGCTACAAGCACTGGTGCACCATGGACGGTGACGTGGTGTGGGATGAAGTCAAGAAACTTATTCTTAAGTACACCCCCTTTGTTAAGTACGACAGAGAAAAAGTCAAGAAAGTAGTCGTTGACTTCTTCATGTAGAAGTGATATAAATATCAGTGGGTGGCCAAACAAACACCCTATACGATCTACACGAACAGAACATACAACACATACGGAGACATACAAATGGACTTTTCTGCACTCAAGAACCGCAGTGGCAAGAGCTCTATGGAAAAGCTCACTCAGGAACTTGCCAAGCTTAACACTCAGTCTGATGGTAAGGCTGGTGACGATCGGTTCTGGTACCCCGCAGTTGATAAGGCTGGTAACGGCTATGCTGTCATTCGATTCCTTCCTGCTCCCGGTGATGAGGACGTTCCGTTCATCCGGATGTTCGAGCACGGCTTCAAGGGCCCGACTGGACTATGGTACATCGAGAACTCGTTGACTACTATCGGCAAGCAGGACCCGGTAGGTGAACTCAACTCCAAACTCTGGAACGAGTCGACCGACGACAACTCCCCGGGGCGTAAGCAGGCCCGTGCCCAGAAGCGCAAGCTCAACTACGTCTGCAACATCTACATCGTGCAGGACCAGGCCAACCCCGAAAACAACGGTAAGGTCAAGCTCTTCAAGATCGGTAAGAAGATCTTCGACAAGCTGAACGAGGCAATGAATCCGCAGTTTGCGGACGAAAAGCCGATGAATCCGTTTGACCTCTGGGAGGGCGCTAACTTCAAGCTCAAGATCCGCACGGTCGAGGGCTATCGCAACTACGATAAGTCGGAGTTTGCCGACGCGGGCCCGCTGTTCGAGGACGACAAGAAGCTTGAAGCCGTCTGGAAGTCTGAGCATCTTCTGCAGCCGTTCCTGGCTCCTGACAACTTCAAGAGCTACGACGATCTC